CGACATTTGCCCCATCTCTACTTCAAGATCTAGATCTTTGTCTAATGTTACACCTAACCCCTTGGCAACCTCTTGCTCTCTTGCTATTTCAGAAACAATATCATCATAATCACCGCCATTTGTCTGTGCTATTACTTGTGACTTAGTCATGTAACCAGCTTGTTCTGCTTCTCTGTAAGCTTTTATCTCTTTTAGAGGATCAACGTAATGTTGTGCTGGTGGTGTCCATCTTGGTTTGCAATATCTTTTTGAATTAGAAGCATAATCAGGAAAATCTATTACACCAGATAAAACTGCAAGATCTAACCATTCTTTAAAAATACGAAAATGAAAATTATCAATTATGTATTTTTGACAAAACTTCCAATGTTCTCTGTCTTCTAACAAGCTTAATCTTGAACTTGAATAGTTAGTTTCGCTGAAATCTTTACTAATAGTTTCAAAGCTACATCCAATTCCGGTCGCAAAACGCCTAATTTTGTTTTTTACAAACATCTCATATTGCTGACTTGGATAATCAATGTCAGGAACAGTGACAGATTCGTTAGGCATAAGATAACGAAAAGTACCAGGCTCAAAGGATTGTATGCGTTGATTGTTCTGGACATCATCTCCTATTAGCTCACCTTGATCATTTTGTATAAAGCCCATAATACTTGCACCGGCTCTTGCTCTAATAACAGCAGCCTCCTCATAGCCTTGTAATTGGTGCATATCAGCCATAACACTATGAAACCAAGGTACACCTCTGTTTTGGCCAGGTCTTTCTGGCAAGAATAAATGGATAATATCTGCTGCTGGTATAAAAATATGTAGCTTTCGGTTTGCAGAATAATCTAAATAATATGCATCACCAGGGTGCTTAGTTAGTATCGCGTAACGTAATGCCCTACCCCATTCATCGACCTCAACACCATTTCGCCATTCGTTATTCTTATTAAGTGTTTTGCCGTCATATTCTTCGTCAAGCAGATCACTTTCAATCATTTGTAAAGCGAGTGGTACTTCAGAATTGCCAAATGGTTTCCTTACAATTCTAAATATTGCTTCTCCTGACTCACATAATGCACCAGCAGCTAACCATTCAAACTGATGAAAGCTATATTTACCAGCACAATCACAACTATCTGCTTGTGACCATTCTGACCATGCCTCTTCGATAATATTATTTACTCTTTGATCTCTTTTACCGCCTCTTTGTTGTACAACAAGAGATTGAAACTTCATGCCATTGCCAACAATATTGATTTGTGTTGTGCGTTTTGCTTGCCTAGCATAAGGATTGTTTCTTACTAATTCTCTTGATCTATCTCTTAGCTTACGCAAACTATTGCGTATTTCGGCATCAGCGCTCAACTGGCTGCTCATCCAATCGGAAGTAAGCCTTGAAACTAATGCACCTTGATATGCTCGTAAATTTTTTAGTGGATTAGCTTTAGTGCCAAAGCCTAAAACACGTTTTACAGCCGAACTGATGTTTGATCGTATTCCCATTAGTATGCCTCATTAAAACGAACAAATGTAGCTCTTGGATTACCAAGACCATTAGCAATCATTTCTGCTTGTTTTTCTCGGACAAGCTCTGCTTTATATCTACTTTCTAATTGTATAAGCTCAGATAGCTCATATTTCTTTGCTGTTCTTGTGCCAATCTTATATTCTTGTATTGCACCACCATTAATAATGTTTCTGATAGCTGTTTGTATTGTTGCCAAGTCTTTTTCTACCTGACTACGCCCATCGTAATTAAGAGCAGTTCCAGAATATTCAAGTGATTCTAAAACTTTAAACTGTCCTGTGTATATTGTTTGTTTTTCTGATCCAGATTTATTAGCAACTGCTTGATAAAACCAAGAACCGGCTGTAAACGTAGCAGTTACATTACTTGCAATACTAAATTGGAAACCATCATTAAATGCAGAACTATTAATAGTTGCACCTATTGGGCCTGTATTTGTTCTTAAATAATAAACAACCGACCAATCTGGACTGCTTATAGAGTTTCCGAATACATCTTGACTCGCTGGAATCCTCCATTGAACATAATCTCCTACACGAATTTCATTTGGAAAAGTCACTTTTTTTTACCAATTAGAGACAAAATTCGACTTTTTAGCCGATTTAGTTTGATTTAATCTTATCTTATCTTCCTTTAGAGGCTTTTTACTGTCAAATCTCTTAGCAAACTGGTCATATATAGTTCTACGGTCATATTTTTGCAATAATCTTTGAAAACTGGCATATGCATACACCATTTCGTCTAATGCTTCGTTAGCTTGATTGTTTTTCTTGACCCAAACACGTTCTTGATAGCCATTTTTGTATTTAAGTATCTGTCTTTCTGCTGTAAGCTCTTCAAAGTAACTAGCTTTAGTTGTTGGATAAAAATGTATATAACCTTGTCCTACTTCTGCGTCTTTTAACTTGTTATGTAGAGTGGTTTTTATAGTATCAACGCCAACTGGGAATAATTCAAAACCTCTTTTAAGAACTTTTCCAGAAAAGTTAATATCAACCTTACTTGGTTTGCCTAAAGCTGGCTTTCCTTTTTGACCCATACCTTTTATGCCAATTATTCCTAACTGTTTACGTTCTCTGACATACTGGTAAGTTTCTTGCGTATAGTGGCCGCCGGTATCAATCGCTGCTGTATCTATTTTCAACTCTTGACCATCTTCGTTTGTATATTTACCTTGCAAAACCTCATCAAGCTGCGCCCATAAATCTGCTCTAGCTGGAGATCCATATATAACTTTTCTATCAATCAAATACATTTCTTCATTGCGACCAAAACCAATAACAGACATACTTAATCGGTCATCCTGTACGTCAACACCTAAAGTCAAAATTAATACTTCTTTTGGTGGTATGCCTTCTTTATATTTTTCTTCGGCAGCACGTTTAGATAATCCATCTGCACTTGCTTTAGTGTGATACTCATCCTCATATACTTCTCCACAAGTAACATTAATAAATGTTTTAAGTTGTTCTTGATCATTTTTGCAGCCAAGATATTCCTCCATTAAGTTTTGCCAAGTTGCATTTGGTGAATATGAATATGCAGCCCATATATGAAACCCAGCGTGTTTGCCGTTATATGGTGCAGTAGCTCGCCACTCACCACGTTCTACCATCCATCTTTTTTTTGAATGTGGAATGTGGTAATTACATTTTTCGCATTTATATATTGTCGTGCTTGGATCATTTTCGAAACACTCAAAATTAGCCCATCTTAAATACTGCATATGATTGCATTTAGGATTAGGACATGGCACATAATATCTGCGTTGATCTGTTTGCTTAAATAATTTTTCTATACGACTAAAATCTTTAACTGTAGGTGTAGAGCCAGCGACTATTTTTCTATTAGCAAAAAACTCTGTGCGCTTAATACCAAGCTTTATTTGATCACCCTCAGTTCCGGCAGATGCTGGATATCCATCTGTCTCATCAAATAAAACTATACGTCTACTAACTCTTCTAAAGCCTCTAGGTGAGTTAGCGCCAACAAGTGTCAAATTACCGCCAGGAAATAATTTTTGTAGAAGTGTGTTTTGTCCGTCTTTTGCTTTTGCATCACTCACTAATCCTTGCAAACATTTTGTGTCTCTAAGCATTGGCGCAATCTCTTCTTTAGAGTATCCAGTAGCATCTTCAATAGTTGGTTGCACAATCATTATTGGACAAGGATCATTATGTATGTGATAAGCAATAATGTGATTTAAAATCTTAGAATATCCAACTCTTGCAGATTTCATTACAGATATTTGTTCAATGTCAGGATCAGTAACTGCATCCATAATTCCTTTTTGATATGGCAACGTGCGCCATCTACCACCCTCCGCAGAACTTTCTACAGAAAGATATGCATATTCATCTGCCCATTCGCTAAGACTAAGTTTTTTAGGTGGTAAGAATGCTGAATAAGCTAATTTTTGTAAATCAACAATACTTGTCATGCAGCAGATAATTCTTCTAATGCTTCTCTAACAATGTCATCAATACAACTAACAGCGCTGTTATCTAAATCAGGTAATCTTTGTTGCGCTTTTGCAGCAACACCTAACATTTTGTTTCTGGTGTTAGTAATAATTGTTTGCCACATTGTGTTCACTTCTTCTACAGATACAAGACTTTTTTCTTTTTCTTGACGTTCTAGCTCTAATAATTCTGCTTTTAGATGTTCTGTCCTTGCCTTACTTTCTCCATATTCTGGATATTCAGTCGAAGATTGTGAAGATTTGTATGTTTTATGCTCTATTTTCTTAATTAATTTTGGCTCACTCTTTTTAGACCACTCATCTTTCATAGTATCTGAGTTAATTACGATTTTACCTTGATTATCTTTAATAGCCGTTAGCCTACCTTGTTTTATAGCCATATATACAGCTTGGATGGTAACTCCCATCTGTTCCGCTGCCTCTTTTCTGGTGATTAGTGCCATAGAACTGTAAATGTTTTT